GTGTACCTGACCTATGACGAGTACAAATCCATGGGCGGCACGGCGGAAGAACCCGCTTTCACCCGCCTGTGCACGGCGGCATGCGGGCGCATCGACAGGCTGACCCACGGACGCATCCACGGTTTGGACGAGGTCCCGGAGGCGGTCAGGCTGGCCGCGTTCGAGCTGATCCACCGGGCGGAGAGCTACGAGGCAGAGGACGCGCGCATGGCCTCCTTCACCAACGACGGAATGAGTGTGTCCTACGTGCAGGAAACGGCCCCGCAGCGCGATTCCTCGCTCAACGGCGTGGTGATTGACCTGCTGTGGGGGCTGAAAGCCGCGGACGGGAAAACGCCGCTGCTGTATGCGGGGGTGGCAGGGTGAGTATGCACGGGTACCGACGGTATTTCACGGATACCGTGACGATCTACCATAAGACGGTGGACCCTGTGACGAAGGACGACGTGTTCGAGCGCGTCGTGGCGCCGGCTGTGATGGCGCGGTGGCATACTGAAAGGACGGTCGATTCGTCCGGCGTGGTGAAGGTGGCGCAGTCGCTGAGCGTGACCGTGCTGCCCGATACCGACCCCGGCGAGCTGATGCAGCCGGGCGACTACCTGCTTGTGGGCGACGGGCCGGAGCTGACGGAGGAATACACGCTTAAGCAGCTTCGGCGCGACTGGCCGGGCCTTGCGCAGATACAGGCCATTGCGGACAACCGAAACAAGCCCCACCTCAAGCACAGAAGGGTGGAATGCGTATGAAGCTGACCATCAAGGACTATTCGCAGTTGTTGCGCGAGCGTGGCATCGGGCGCGGGCATCCTGTACAGGTATTCATTGCAAGTGAAGCTATCAGGCTAATGTGGAAGTACACACCAAAGAAGTCAAAAGTAATGGCGGGGTCCGCTAAGGTTGCAAGCGGTGGAACGGAAATCCATCAGTACACGCCATACGCCCAAATTCAGTACAAAAACACACATTTCCGGCATCGTGGCATCGAGACGCACCACTGGTTTGAGGCCATGAAGCGGAACGGAGGAACCGAAAAGATACTTAGGGCGGCGTGCAAGAGGGCAGGTGCAAGATGAACGCAGTGATGAATCAGGTGATCGCGTGGCTGGCCGGATTTGAAGGCGTAGAAGGGGCGCAGCGCATAACGCCGGACCTTCTGGAGGACGGCGACATGAGCCTGACCGACCTGCCGGAGGACAGCGTAACCATCTATGTGGACGGCACGCGGGATGTGACCGCCTATGCGATGTTCCGCCTCCGCCACGGGGTAAAGACCCACGGCGAGCGCATGGAGGCGCAGGAGCTGCTGGATACATTCGAGCGGGAGGTGTGGCGGCGCAACCTTCGCCGCGACCTGCCGGAGGGAGACGCCCGCACGCAGTTCCAGAGCGTGACCGTCAGCCAGAGCCCGTACATGCTGGAAACCGACGGCGATACCGCCGTGTTCCAGTTCAGCCTTGAAATCAACTATGTGCAGGCTGTATGAGCTTGACAGCCTGCGGATAATGCGGGTATGATACGGATGCGCGGGCAACCGCGCCGGTGCAGAGGG